TGCTTTTCTTTTAGGAAAAATAAAGTCATTTCGGTCATTTCGGTCATAATTCTCAATGAAAAAATCCCCATCATAATGCCTTCCTGTGCGGCGTGCATTTTGGAGTCATTTCACCTTTTTCGCTCCCGCCCCGCTGTCTGCGTTCGTTGCGTCGTGCGTAATGGTCTGTGCTGTGTGGGGTATTTCGCACATAAACGTACTCGTTGTGCTAGCAGATGTACAACCTGTAGACAAATTTAACGTGACATCGCAAATTATTTTTTCCAATAATTATCTGATATATATATTTGCAAATGTTTATTTGTAAAAGAATCTAGTGGATTATCTTCAAAAAAGTCATCCTCATTATCATATCCAAATAACTCTAGAATCGGTGGCAATTTCCTCATATACATTTCTATTATTGATTTAGGAATCTGTTTTGTAATTTTATCAGTAAATATAAATAAGGGTGGCTCTGGTATATTATCTGTTACATTGATTAATGTATACGCTTCATCCAGCAATTTTTTATTTACAAGATACAATAAATCTAATGTAAATTTATCTATCATCCTAGCATACGAATATCCTTCTATTGCACGTTTCTGTGATGTTTTGTCAAATGCCATTTTATTTTTATATGCAAAATCACGTATCTTATCTTGTTCATCTTTTAATAACTTTTGAAGTGCTTTTAGTTTCATTTTTGCTATAAATTCTTGATTTCGTAAACAAAACTCCTTAAACGTTTTATTTGTATTACATAATTGGACTATGTCTCCCAAACTTAATTCTTCAAATATGTTGTAATATATATCCTTTGGTATTTTATTCATTATTATAATATATAGATTTTTTATTTTTTAAAAAACTCAACAAAATGGAAGAACAAAATATTCAATACACATGTTAAAAAGACTCTTTCATTATTAAGAAAAATGAACTGTCTATCAGCGAATTTTACGGGCATCTTCAACTATCCGGCGTTGAGTATTTGTTGAGGTCTGAACTATTAGCAGTTAATATATATAATAATTATCTTGATATTTCATTATAAATGTTCAAACAAGATATTCTTTTGCAGCCATTGTCTGCCGATACAGAATTGTCTCAAATATTGCAAAATGAAAAGAAAAGACAAATAACTCATTTAGAGCTTATTGCGTCTGAAAACTTTACTTCACATGCTGTATTACAAGCCAATGGAACAATTTTTACCAACAAATATGCTGAAGGATATCCTAATAAAAGGTATTATGGTGGGTGCGAAAATATTAATTGTCTCGAAGAACTGTGTCAACAACGTGCATTGACAGCTTTTTCATTAAACAACAAAACATGGGGTGTCAATGTGCAAAGCTATAGTGGAAGTACCGCCAATTTTTCTGTGTATGCAGCCCTTTTAAAACCTGGTGAAAAGTTAATGGGACTTGATCTACCATCCGGTGGTCATCTTACACATGGTTATGCAACACTAACTAAAAAAATATCCAACAGTGCAATATTTTTCGAATCAAAATCATACAAAGTTGGAAAAGACTCTCTTATAAACTATGATGAACTAGAAGAGATCGCTTTACACTATAAACCTAAGCTTATTATAGCTGGTGCTAGTGCTTATCCACGAGATTTTGATTACAAACGTTTTAAAAATATCGCTGACAAATGCAACGCATATCTTTTGGCTGATATTGCTCATACAAGCGGACTAATAGCAGCAAAACAACTACGTTCTCCCTTTGAATATTGTGATGTTGTAACAACTACGACTCATAAAACATTACGTGGTCCAAGGGCCGCATTAATATTCTATAAAAACGAGCTTAAAGATGCAATTGACTTTTCAGTATTTCCTGGAAGTCAAGGTGGTGCGCACTTTAATACTGTGGCAGCTGTTGCTACTGCTCTGAAACAAGTTGACACAAAACAATTTCATGATTATGCAAAACAAGTTGTCATTAATGCTCAACTTTTGGCACAGTTATTACAAAAACGCGGCTTTGATGTTGTTACTAACGGTACTGATAATCATATTGTCTTAGTCAACTTGAAACAAAAAGGTGTTACCGGAAGTAAATTTGAAAAATTAGCTGAAATGTGCAATGTTTCGGTAAATAAAAATACAATCGCAACTGACGTGTCAGCACTTAATCCATCTGGTATTCGTTTAGGCACAGCTGCCATGACAACTCGGGGATTTAAAGAAAACGAATTTGAATTTGTTGCTGACATATTAAATCGCATTACAAATTTGGCAATTGAAATACAAACAAACTGTCCATCCAAAAAAATAAACGACTTTTTAGAAACATCTAAGGCATATCAAAGTGATATTGAAGCTATTAAAACCAAAGTGTCATCATATTGTACTAAATATATGTTTCCAAACTAACTAAAAAATACTACTTTCGTACAAAACGCACTCTTTATTATTAAATGTATAGTAAAGAATGAACAAAAGAAATAAACATGAACGCGTCGAACTTGTAGTGTATCTTGCAAAATTATTGAAAAATTACCCCGTACAACCTGGACAATACCTGAATTTATACATTAGTGAATTTCCAGCAATCAATCAATTGAAATCTATATTTAAAAGCTTTGTGAACCAAGATGATTCATACCCAAGATTACTAAATGGTGCGTCCGGTATAATCCCTTTTCCTGAAATAAACAGAAAAATAGAATACAAATTACCTATAAGAAAAAATACAGAACCACTTCTTGTATTTAGAATAAAGAATTGAAATGACACTCATCACCATTTTGTTCCCAATTGAAACCATTTAACCACGCAATAAAACTCTGCCGTAACCTACAATTATCTCGTTTCCACGTCCATTGTTGTCCATTATTTATTATTATTAAACATATTTCAATTTTGTGTACTAGGGTTTAGGTCCCGAAATCTCCGAATAAAATTCATCAAATAACTCTCTTATCAAGTCGTAACACACATTGACATTGGATATGAATGCGTCTTGTTTTGCCTCTGGTACTGTACACAGATACGCCTTGAACTCTTTAATCAACTCCTTTGGATCATCATATGTCAAAAAGTCACTATGGTCAGGCAACATACGCTTCAATATATTGCCTCCAAACAAAAGACCTAAATAAAACTGATACGCCGACTCTAATGGATATTCCTTGCAATGGTCCAATAACTTTTGCAATGAAACATATTTCTCCATTCTTTCTTTAATGTCCTTTGTGTCCCTGTGTAACTTTTCAAAATACATTACCTTTTGTATTTCATGTATGCAAATCTTGTTGAAATCTATATACATCTCCCCAGCACGTTTATCCTTGCGTATCAGCGATACAAATGGATGCTTGTCTACAGATGTATGCGCATCCTTTGTTGATTCATACAATTTGTCCGTGAAATTCTGAGTTAGTGTCATTCCTTGGTTTGTTATTCCTTGTGTGTATTTTCATTCTTTACTCAATTTTTAACAATCTAAAGTAATTTAAAGTTTTAAATCCATCTTAATAAATGCTTGATACACTACATTCGTTTATCAACAAACCTCTTCATGAAGTTGAAGATATATTTAAAAAACACAATCAATATACCATCATCTTTCAAAATGGTATACGCATTAAATCGTTTGGTACTAACGAAGGTGGCCCCACTTATGAAATATACATCGACTCTCATTCTACAATCCTTGACATAAAAAGTTTCACTTTTGGTTAAAATCCTTTGCGATAATAATTCACATATAACCTCCCTTGTGCCTCTAAACTCTCGGAACATGCCTTGTAATTGTCATCGTTCCCCTTGCTCGTTAAATGTAACGCATCCTTCTCTAATCCATACTTTAATGGCTTTATCCCCCTTACTCCCCTGTATTCACGCCCTATCATCACTATCGTCTTCCCCTTCCTTAACATCTCGTTCGAAATATAAAAGTCATCACCTAAATAACACGCTCTTGTCTCTGCTTCTTTATATCCGTCAAAATCCTTCCTCCTATACAATACTCCAGAATACCCCTCTAAGAATTCCACAAATTTGCCATCAAACTCGTTCTTGTGTTTCTCAGCACTCTTCATATAAGAGGTCCCCGTAATAATTGAATCAGGATATCTCCTGGCAAATACTAAAAATGTCTCTATAAACGTCGGGGGGTAATAAATGTCGTCATCAATACTAATTATTATGGTCTCCGGGTTTAACTCTAGCTGAGCCGTCGGAATGACCTTTGTAGCAGGCCCTATATCCTCGCACCAATTTATGTGTATTAATGAGTTTTCCGTTATAAATAAAGGTATCTCCTGAAATTCCGTCTTGTCACGCTTGAATACTAACGGTAAATTTAAATATATACAATCAGGCTTGATCGTCTGCTGCATTAAACAATCAATTAATGGCTTCATCTTCCTTATTCGCTTTGGACTTGTAGTTAGTGAAACAACTATCCGCTCCTCGGATACATCATTCCTACTGCAAGATACTCGCCCATCACATATATCCACTTTCTTGTCATACAATAATGACATAAGAAATTCGTTCATCACAAATAGCTTTGTGCTTATCCAAAACAAAAATAAAAGGATTGTTATATATATAAACCACATTTATATATACAAACATTTTCTTTTTACGCAAAAACGTAATTGTTTGCGGGCACCCTTTCCATTTATTTTCATACAAATACTTATATAAGTGCTTGTATCATGATTTATGACGTCATTATCATAGGTTGCGGACCAGCTGGACTCCAATTGTCCTATTTTCTTAGTAAATTGCCAAACAAACTGCATTTTTGCGTCTTGGAAAAATCATCCAATGTTGGATCATTCTTTGAAAAATTTCCACATACCTCTTCCTTAATATCCATTAATAAAGTGCATACAGGATATGATAATCAAGATTTCAACTTGCGCCATGATTGGAACTCGCTCCTTAACGATGAAGGTATTGCAATGAACATGATTACAGATGAATATTTCCCTACTAGACAACATTTGGTGCAATATCTAGAAATGTTCAAATTAAAACATAATTTAGATAATTTTATCCGTTTTAATACAAATGTCCATCGTATCTTAAAATCAAATGATGTTTTTAGTGTGCTTTGCAATGACAAAAAAATATTTAAAGCAAAAAAAATCGTGGTCGCAACAGGTCTCTCCAAATATAATATACCCTCCAATATAATCAATGCAGATACGTTATCTAAACACTACGCAGAATATCCAACTGGATGGTTCGAAAACAAAGAGTCTCTGCAATCTTATAAAAACAAACGAGTCTTAATCATCGGTAATGGAAATTCTGGATTTGAAATCGCAAACGCGCTCACAAAATATTGTGCTACAATCATACTCTTGGGTAAAAAACAACCTCGCCCCGCTCTCCTTAGTCACTATGTTGGTGATGTTAGAAGTAAATATTTCGACTTTTATGATACGTTCCTTTTAAAAAGTCTAAATGCCCTCGATGAATGTACTCGGCATTTATCCCTCCGCAAACTTCCTGATGGAAAAATTGCACTTTATAATAACTATGATTCAAAAAATTGGTACGATGACGTCTATTTCGATGAAGTCATTAATTGCACTGGCTGGAAATTTGACCTTGACATATTCGATCAATCCACTCTACCTGTTATGCATAATAGTGGAAAATATCCCATCATTACACCCCGCTTTGAAAGTGCAAATGTCAACAATATGTACTTTATTGGATCACTCATGCATTTGTTTGATTACAAAAAAAGCTCCGGGGGGTTCATCCACGGATTTAGATATCTTATTGATAACTTTGTCAAAATTAACTTTACCTCCTTTCAACCTCCGCTTGCGCTTGTCCCTTGTAACTCTCCACTTGTCCCTTGTAACTCTCCACTTGTCCTTTGTAAATCAATCGTAGATCACTTTGATAAACGCATCAACCAATCTTCCGCTTTATACCAAATGTTTGGGCAAATCGGTGATATTTTTTGGAAAATTGGCGACGAATACATTTATCATGAAAGTATACCACTTACATACGTTCTTTCCCAGTACAATAACAAAATTGATATTCCAAACATAATCATCTTTATTCTGACTTTGGAATATGGAAGAGATCAAGTCTCAGATCTTAATCGAGTTGGTGTAAACTTTGTGCAAAGCATAGGTGATGAAAACAAAGCTACTTTGCTTCAACCAATTCTGCGAGTTTATGACAATAGCGATGGTGATTTGATTAATAATGAAATTTTTATAGCATCACCAAATAATTTTCAACACCTCCCCGGACTATTAGATGTCCACTTTTTTAGTGAAGACCTTTTGGCAAACTTTTCATTAGATTTAAATTACAAAACAAAATTCAACAGAATCATCAAGGGATACACCCTCGCCTCGCACAAAACGTGTATTTAATTTTCATTTAATGATTAAAACAATGTTAGATGTTATTGCTGTAACCGTTTGTGTTAACTTGAGCGACATCTTGCACACAAGTCTGTCGTTCAATAAAAAGTATTTTAAAAACTATTATGTTGTCACATGTCCTACTGACTTTGCTACAAAAAATGTATGTAATCAATTAAACGTCCAACTTATTGAATATACCGACTTTAACATTGACAATGCCGTTTTCAACAAATCTGGCGCTTTGAAATTTGCACAAAATCTTATTCACGCACGTCATTTAGGTGAGTGGATATTGCTATTAGATGCCGATATCGTTTTGACAAAAGAATGGTTTGCCTCATTAAATTATAGGTTAACATATCATTTACTTAATGAACAATATCTTTACAGTTGTAGTAGATATGATGTATGGAGTACACAAGAATTCTTAGAACGTGTCAAAACACGCAAATACCCTATACCAGGCGCAGGATATATGCAATTATATTATGACAAATCAAAGTATTATCCCAGTTTCAGCACAAATGCTTCAAAATGCGACATTGATTTCGCTCTGCTATTCACGTATCGCCAAGATATAGATCCAATGTGCTTTGTATACCATTTAGGTAAAGAAAATGCCCACTGGAATGGTGCAATTACCATAAATGACATCAATTTCAACTCAATCGTCGGTGAAAATGTATAAAAAAACTACCATGTATGCGTCCAATAAGTTACAGCATAGGCTTTTGGATAAACGCTTCTTATGTATTTCGTAAGCTGGCTGTAATTATTGCTTTTTAACAACCTTTTTCGCAAATCTTGGTTAGTATCCCATGATAATGGATATAATACATGTGAATCTAAAACCTTTATAGAAGTACTTATTTCAGGCTTCATAAACTTGGAAATGTCGTTGTACCAGCTAAATGAATGCAACTTTTTTTTATTTGTATTGTAAAATAAAAGTGCCTTCTTCAACATTACTGGTCCGGTTTGTTCTTCAACTGTTTTAAAAGAATGCTGCGATTTTATCATAAAGTAAAATACAATAAGCCAAAATTCATGCCTGGGCTTTGAAATCATTATCGCATTGGGAATGTTGTGGTTGTCAAACTCTCGTGAAGCCATCCGCCCTAGTATTATTCCACTGTCTTTGTTCGTATCAAGCAACTCGTCAAATGAGCTTAAACACTCAAAGTCCATATCTGCATAAATTCCGCCATACTTGTACAAGAAAAAATATCGAACTGCATCTACTCTATTAATCGTCTGAGAATATGCGTCATAATAATTTAAAAACCATTCAAAATGATTCTTTATGAACTCTCTATTGTCGTTGTCATCCCATAAATAATGCTGATAATTCGGATTAATTTTCTTCCATGTATTCATCCAATACAACATGTTTGATGGAATGTCCGTCTTTGATTTCCACGTTTGAAATATGACTCGAGGAAACGAGTGGTCGTGCGCTTTGAAATGCTCTCGTCTCTTTCCGCTAATTAAAAAAAGGATAAAGAAGATAAGTAATGCTGATACTATAATAATGAGTTTGTTCATGTTACTTACTACACGTATAGATATAAAAATTGAATTTGAGCTCTATTTTGTTATTTTCGTTTGCAATTATGAATGAAAACATTCCACTCGCTGTTCTCTACTCCTCTTATCTTTTGCCTAAAACTAATGCACTCGTGAATCTTGATAAATACTCGCCCAAACAACTGCAACTAAAAATCTGGAACAAATATTATGAATCAAAACTATTGGCTCACAAAAAACGAAATCGCAGAAAAAAAGTCATTATTTCAGGTATTCTTTACTAAAATGGGTGTAAAAGTACAATTACAACTTTTAATTTAAAGTTACTTTACATTAAAAGCTTAAAGTTTATTATGAATTATTATGAACAACTTGATGCTTTGAAATCAAACTCTATCATCTCTTCCTTTTTTAGTAGTCATGTAGATATCTCTATTGCAGACTTTTTAATGCACTACATTCAAGTACACGAATTCATTCTTAAAAAAAGAGACGGTACAATGACACAACCCAGTGCTGTTAACTCCATGTTGAACAAAATAGATCAATCGTTTAATAGTAAACTTGATGAAATGAAGTCTCAAATTAAATTATTGTCAAACACAAATGTCAAATCTGATTTACTTCAATTGTTCCACGAAAATTTTCATACACTTGCCTCCAATCTCAACTCTCATCATCAAACCTCTTCTGACATTATCTCCAAAGATTTTGATAATATAAAACTATACATTAGCAATACCCTTAAAACAATCACCTCCGATAATGATAAACGCGTCTTTGAACACATGTCACAACTCATTAATAGCTTCTCTGTCAACGACAAACTAAACTCAATTCATGATATACTCAACTCTCTTCACACAAATCTAACATCTCACTCCACTAATAAAGGCGCAATTAGTGAAAATATCTTGTGTCATAAACTGACTGCAGAATTCCCTGATGCGGATATTATTGAAACTAGAAATATCCCAAGATCAGGAGACTTTATCATCAATCGTACAAACAAACCCAAAATCATGATTGATATCAAAAACTATCAAAGAAATGTCCCCACTACAGAAATAGATAAATTCTTCAGAGATATGCAAGAACAAAAATGCTCGGCTATCCTCGCAAGCGTTCAATCAGGTGTTGCTTGTAAACAAAACTTTGAAATAGAACTCATTGACAACCGATTCATTGCCGTTTTTATTCACAATTTCAACTTTGATCCCTTCTTTATTCGTCTTGCCACTAATGTTATAGATCACTTGTCCGTTGTTTTACAATCTCATTACAACCTTGATAATGTCGTCATTACTAGAGATTCCTTTGCTAGCTTGAAATCAGAATATGAAACTTTCCTCACCGTATTTAATAATCACATCTCTATCATTCAATCCAATCTTACCGCCCTCAGCTCTATCCAATTATCCCTCCTCGACCAATTCTTCTCCTCAAAATCATCTCATGTCAACAACACATCAACAAACCAAAACAACACTAAATTGTCATCCTTCTTCTGTAGTGTCTGCAAAAAATACTATAAAAACAAGTTTACTCTTGAAAGACACTTCCTTGATAAACACCCAGATCTTGCCTTCAACTCTAGTGCAAGTCCTTCCCCAACTTGAATTCTAAAAGTAAGTTACCGGCGTTTTAAATCTTCAACGGTTTAAAATACGGGGTGAAGTTGTATATTACATATAAAATTATCGTTTAAAGATAATGTTTGTAGAATTCCCAAGTGGTTAAAAAAGAGCGTTTTCATTTGCTTCACTAATTTGCAATTGTATCTGATCATACAATTGCTCGGTTCATCTCGTCTGGTTAGGATGCAGTTCTTATATATTTAAGAGAAGCTAGCAATCATTTTTATTTAAAAGTGCTGTGTAAGTTATTGGGCTGATTTAATGCAGCAATTTTTACTTGAATAGTGCCTTTAATCCTTTCATTACCTTTGTATGAACATACAAAGCTAAATTATGAGGAACGTAATTGTTACTTGCAGAATTGCAAGATTCACATTCGCTGAAATTGATATTTGTACTATCACATATAGATATATGTGACGGTGTCATTCCGCGTTTTTTCAAGTACTTTACAATTCGTATTAATGTACGAATTCGTTTCTTAATCTTGCCTAGTTCCGTGTGTAATTCACTAGCATATTTGCGAAGCTCTCTCGTATCTTCATTCTTGTTCCTTGGTAAAGTCTCATTGAATTCTCTATATTGTGTCCTGTGAAAGGATTGAACATCATAGGATTCGCGATGATAACTCGCCAGTTGCAACGGCTTTCCGTTACAAACTAAATAATCCAAGTCAATATCTAAAATATAAGTTGGCCCATTGGCTAATATCGCATCTTCTAATGCCTTTAATTGCGAAATGCGAACTGTACCCATTTGTAATCTTGTATAATGTGCTGACTTTGTTGCAAAAGGCTTGCTCTTATACATTGTAAACTCATCCATGTGCGAGATTCTTCTTATGTTGTCCGTCGTTCCTAATTTACTCGTTGTCTTGCCTTCTTTTATAAAATACGATATTTTTATGTCCTTTTCTGGCACCCATCTCGGTAAACACCACACCACATCGCGTACTCCCGTCGTAAACAAAACACCACTGTTAGCAGCTCCAATATCCCATACCAATTCTTGTGCCTCCTTGATGTACCGGGAATCCCTCGTCTCAAGATACTTTCCGTACAACCATGGTAATCTTGTTGACCCTTTTACTCCATTCTCGTCCAAATGAGTATCAAAATGTACTAATGTCCCAGCATTCTTATGTATGCCTTGCTGCATATAAAACGGCAAAATCTCATTGTGCTTTGTCACTAATGTAGTCGGTATTCTGCCAATGGTCTCGTTTTTATAAAAATGTATACTGCGTAAATACAATTCCTTCCATAAATCCTGATCCTTTGCGTATTGTCTGCGCTTTATTAATACTTCCAGTAATTCGTCAAATAAACGTCTATGGTCCTTTCTTTGCTCTTCACGGTACTCGTACTTTCTTAATTTGTCTACTTTTCTACTAAACTTGTTTACAAACTTGTCAAGTGATTGTAAAGACATCTAGACTGTAAAAAAATTACGACCTAAAATAACTACATATTTTCTTTTTCAACAATTCAATCCATTTTGCCCTTTATTCTATTGTATACTTTTACTTCACGTTTTGCACCACCTTGCCTTGTAATAATATGCTCAGATTTTGTCATTTCTTTTTGCTTTTCCAATTGCCTTTGAAACTGTCTTTCAAGAGTTTGTATTTCTCTCTTCATACTAATCAAATCAAACAAAAGACTCTGTGTAATGACTTGGTGTCCTCTTTTGTACATTTCCTTTGTTATGTTGTACTTGATTTTTAATGAAATGTACTCGTATTCTAAATGGTAATTTTCCCTTAACATTTTGAATGTAAGATGGAATTGAAGTAGTTGTCACAATAACTGTCACAATTTCATTTCATTTTTTTGTTGCGGTAATTTAATAAACAATTCAATGGCTGGTGGTATCTTCCCAGGCAAACCCTTTAATTGGAATGTTAAATGTATAGTGTTTACTATTTTTATAGCAGCAGGATATTGGTACTTGCCACCTAAAAATTTATACGTTCTCGCTTTTCTTTTGTGGCTTCCATATATCGCTCTCGCTTGGTATGATTACTCTTACGATTGCAAAGACAAACTTCAACCTACTCTTATCCCTTACGGAAGAACTATGTTCCTTCCATTCAAACCTGCAGGCTACAAACAAGAATTTGATAAAATGCCAAAGGATCAAATCCAAGCCATGGACACACTTGATCATCTCGTCACTTGGACTTTGCTTGTCATCGTCATTTTCTATGCTTTTCTGCGTAAAAAAGCGTAATTAACAGTATCTCTCCGCCTGCGACAACGCGATCGCAATTGCTTGACTTCTATTAAACACACGCTTTCCATTGCGCATTTTCAACAATCCCCCTTTGAATTCAGACATTGTTCGAGCTATTTTTTGCTTTCTACATGACTTTATTTTGTCTTTTAGAACTTTATTGGAACTTTTTAAATTTCTACTGCGCGTACGTTTCTTGACACTTTTTAGATTTGTACTACGTGTACGTTTTGCGACGCTTTTTAGATTTCTACTACGTTTTAGATTTGTACTACGTTTTAGATTTGTACTACGTGTACGATTCTTGACACTTTTTAGATTTCTACTGCGTGTACGTTTCGCGACACTTTTTAAATTTCTACTACGTGTACGTTTCGCGACACTTTTTAAATTTCTACTGCGTGTACGTTTCGCGACACTTTTTAGATTTCTACTACGTGTACGTTTCGCGACACTTTTTAAATTTCTACTGCGTGTACGTTTCGCGACACTTTTTAGATTTGTACTGCGCGTACGTTTCGCGACAC